ATCCTCGAGCCACTTTTAGTGCGTTTCCATATTTTAAATATGACGCTGCTACTAAGAAATGACCGAAGTTACTGTTGTCAGGATTACCAAAGTTTTCAGCAAGTTCGTTTTCACTACTTACTTGAATAACCTTGTTAACCGGACCCCAGTTAAAATGTCCAGCAAATCCACCAATATTGGTAGCCACCGCTGGTACGACGTTTGTTGCATCTACTTCTGATACTAAAACGCCTGGTGATACTTGAAATGCCATCGCTTTATCCTCTATTTATTGAGTTAGTTAATATGTTATTCATAATACGGTTATATTCACTTACTATTATTTATAAAAATACTGTTTCTAATGCACTAATGATTTGTGCTATCGTCCTTTCCTGCATAATCACTTACCATAAATAACCTATTAGGATGTACAGATATTCTGAATTTGGTCATATCTTTACGGTTAACTAACATTTCAGATGCAGTATCCTTTTCAGTTAACCCTATTTCCATCATATATTTCTTATTATTGAATGTGATTCCATGTTCTATTACTGGTCTTCTATCAAAAGCTTTCAGACCTCTTCTTGGTTCTGATATATCAACTATGTCACTAGTAAACTTAATACCGTTCTTTTTCCAAGTTACAGTATCGCCATCTACCTTCATTTCATCTACGTGAAGCATAGTTGCTGATGCTGAATTACCAGTATCAAATTTTGCTCTAATGAGATTCTCTTCCATACCGTCAAGTTTTATACTTTCAATATATCCTACTTCTTGTCTCATTAGTGGTCTTCTATTATGATCATCACTAAACCATAATAGTACTTGGTTCAATACATCATAATCATTTATTCGTTTTTCTTTCTTTCCTGTTTCTATATTATAACCTAAGAAATGTGATCTTATACCTGGACTACCATTAACTTCTAATACATAAAACTTATCACCTATTTTACAATGGTCTACTCCACAATATGATGCACCAGTACATCTCGCCGCTCTTATTACTAAATCTTTTTCTTCTTCCGATAAATCATATGGCAAAGTTTTAGCACCTAAGTGTACATTGTTTCTAAATTCTTTTGTGTCTACTTTTTTCCTTTCAGCTGAACCTACTATTCTATTATTAACTACAAGTGTTCTAATATCTGATTCTAATTTAAAATATTCTTGTATTAATAAATCAGCTTTAAATTTCCATAGAGATTGGCATACAGATATTAATGAACTCATATCATTAACCTTTGATACACCAATACCTTGAGTACCTCTTAATGTTTTTATAATTACTGGGAACTTCCCGCCAATTTTTTTATGAGCTTCCTCAATAGATTTAACATTATTAACAATAGATGTTCTAGGTACTGATATATTATTTCTTTCAAGTGCTAATGTAGATGTCATTTTATTATCACATAATAACATTGTTTCCAAATCATTTATTAAAAAGAAACCAATGTTCTGTAATGTAGCTATCAATGCTTGGGATGTAAGTGATTTAAGAGCTCCAGCCCTAACAAATACTATAGTGTTTTGAACAGTAATATTAATTTCATTATCCTTTCCATCATAATTACGGATTTTAGCTGAACCGATTTCTATATCACTTGAAACCATATAAGCTTGTTCAACATCAATCATAGTATTTTTAATTTTATTCTTTGCACAAACTCTCTGCATAAGCTCCGCAAAAGTACCCTCCTCATCTCCGAGGCCCATAATTACTACATGTAAATCCTTAGCTGGAGTTACATCTTCTACTAAATATTCTGTGAATTTTTCCATTCTGTTTCAAACCATATGTTTCCGTCTTCGTCTTTTATATATTTATCAGTTTCTGTATCTCCACTTATAACACCAAAAGGCAACATATCATCTTGTATAGCCTTTAGTCTTTCGTTATATAACATAGTTTTCATATTAATATTTGTAATGGTTTGGAAAATATCCGTTGTTGTAAACCATGCAAATAAAACAAGATTCATCATCAAGTCATCGTGATTAGGTGGTAATGCTTGCCACGAATTACCCCTAGATACAAATGTACTCATTTCAATTATTGTATCTGAATCATATATCATTAATTTTTTCTGTTCTAATAATTCTTTAATAGACGAACAACCAATTCTTTTAACTCTTTTTGTCATTGTGCAACCTAAAGCATTTGCTTTAATAGTAGATTCCACAAACATATTTTCGTATTCCAATTCGTAATATAAACCATTACACACTATACCACCTTGGTCATTACTTTCAACAACAACATATGCTTCATTATATGTCCTAGCGTATTTGTATATAATATCAGGCATTAACATTGGTGATATATTATTATCTCTAAATGTTGCTACTTGTTGGAAAGGAGTTGTACTTACATCAATTATAGTAAAGGTCGTATAGTCTTGTGCTCTACCCTTTGATACGTCTACTGTCATTACATAATTATGACCAGGTTCTGGCTCTTTATATACATTTATATTTTCTTTATAATATAATGGAGCTATACTTTTTTGAGCTAATAAAGTAGAAGCAGCTATCAGTGTATTACCTCTACCATGGAATGTATTACCAAACTCTTGGTCAAATTGTATTTCTGATGTGTTTGCTATTGTTGTTTCTTTCCACTTTTCGTCTCTTCCTGGTACATCCCACCAGTCTACACGAAAAGGTTTAAACTCATTTGTACCTTGTTGAGCTCCTTCCCATAGTTTATGATACACATTACCAATACCATTTGCTGTTGATGTGATAATAACTTTAGTGTCTACACCAGCTGATACTACAGGATAAGTTGATGTATAAAACTGTGCATCATTTTCTACAAAAGCAAACTCATCAAGGAATAGTAAGTTAATAGACAAACCCCTGATAGAACTACCAGTTGTAGCTGATGCTACTATCCTAGAGTTATTACTAAATTCTAGTGAACCCTTATTAAGTGATTTACATCCAGGCTGTAAAAAGAATGGTAAATTCTCAAGTGCTAGTGTAATCCTAGAGAGCATTTCTCTGGCAACTGCACCTTTATTGGCCAGGACAGCAATAGTTTTTTCTGGATAAAATATAGCATACCATAATAAAAATACAACTGATGATATAGATTTACCACTTTGCCGACATGCTAATACGATATTAAACCTATTATCTTTAAAAGACTCAAACATCTTTCTCTGATAATCATATAACTCAAATGGTATTAAACCTTCATCAAGTGAAATAATTTTAACATATGTTTCAGCAAAGTATGAAGGGTCCTCCATACATTTTTGGTATTCTAATATTTCATCTTTAGTAAATGAAGTCTCTACGCCATCCCTTTTTACATTAGGATTACCTAGATATCCAAATTCGTTATTCTTTAGTGTTGACATCGATTACTTCGTCCTTTTTTAATAACATTCTTTGTAAATCTGTTGTGCTACCTACAAATACATTGTTATTAGTTATCTTTTTAGCTTCGTCCCTTTCTTCTTTTGTTATATCTGCTTTATCTTTTTGCAGTTTCATAAGTTTCTCAGTAGTATCACCTATATCTTTAATAGTTTTTGATAAAACTTCAAAGGCTCGCGGGTGCTCGCTCTCGCGTGCGAGCTCAGCTAAAACATCTAAGGACCTAGTACCGACTGTGATTAAATCTTTATAGGTTCGTCTAGAAAAATCATAATCATCTTTCACATCTTTGTCAAGCTTAATCGGTCTGTCCTTTAATGTTGTAGGAACATTCTTCTGTAAGTTTTTCATCATCTTATCTTTATCCATTATTCACCATCAGTAATTGTTGTTGTCACAGTAAAATTATCAGCAGTATCACTTGCTCCAACTGTGAAATCCATTTGTTCAAATGTTTTTGTTAAATTATCTTTATCGTGGAAATCAACATTAATTTCTCTAATAACATTAACATCTTGTGTTGGTCCATAAAATTTCATTTTCATATTAAAATCCAATTGATACACTAGTGACCTTCTTTCTGTAAATGCACCTTCATACGTATCTTCAATACTAATATTGTTCAATATTACTTGTACATCCTGCTTATGATCAAAATTATCAACAGGTTTTATAGTAACTGAATACTCAGGTTGAAAGAATGGTAATATTTGTTCTAATATTTGTAAGCCATCATCTTGATTTTTTACCATTATGAATAAAGACATACCTATATTATATGAAGTATAATGTTTTATTGTTTTCTTTTTAGTTATATCACTACCGTGTGTTTCAGTAATAACATTTCTTTTTTGTAATTTTTGTGTTGTGTCAAGTTCTAATCCACTAATTTCAAATGCCATCCTTGGTAACTTAATTGCCAAAGGTGCATCAATACCAGTTTCCTGGTCCAATCGAGCTAAGAATTTCTGTTTTGGTCCATAAGCAAGTGGTACTTTAACTTGATTAAGTACTCCACCTCCAGCTTTTTTTCGTACTACTTTTATATTATTAAATAAAGTACCAAAGACCGCTACGGACTTTCTCATTGTTGCGTGATAAAAATGATCTCCAAACATTATGGTTCTCCAAATGGATTACTTTCACTAAAGTCCATAAACCCAGATTCAAATGCCTCAAAGGTTATATTCTCTGCGGCACCATCAGATATAAATGCTTCACCTGATATATCATCTAATCCATATATCTTAGTTATATTAACACTATATCCTGAGTCATCACCTACTAGAGGTTGTGTAGCTGATACAACAAAATCCCTGGCATCATTTGATCCAGTGACTCCCACATTTTGTAAATATAATTTACCTACTGTATCTGATACTTTATCTCTTGAAGCAACTTCACCAAATACCACAATTGCTGGAGTATCTCCCACTGCGGCTACTTGTGTTTGTCTCAATACCTCACCAACTTCAGGATGGTTACCACCAGTAACTGAAACATCTACTACAACTTGGAAACTACTTTGTGATATCTTATTATCAATTTCATCAACACCTGTTTCAAAATCTTCATCATTATATTCAAATAATCTACATTGCATTTTATATGTAGGTAAGTTTGATAATTGAAAGAATGGTGAATCATCTTCAACATATGAAATTTCAAAGAATGAGTTAGTCATAGGTAAAAATATTAAATCACCTTCTTGTGGTCTTGGGTCAGTTCTATCGTCAAAACGTCCTATGCTCTGATTCCACATTTTTCGTGATACTACGAATGTGGCCTCGTCTCTTATTTCTAAACCAAATTTTGAATATAAGTCCCCGTCACCTTCAAACCCTTCTACATTTTCGAAATACATTTCAATTAAATAAGCGTCATCAAAACTAGAGGCAATATCCTCTCCTAAAATATTATCACGGTTAACTAAAGTTCGGGGTATATAATAAACATCTTGTCCATATATTTTTAAAGATTCTATAATTAAATCTTCATATAAGTTTTGCTCCGACTTTACCGCTTGACTGAAATAAACATTTCTTGGCATATATTATCCTGTGTAAAAATCAACTGGTGCTTCCCAGTTAAGTCTTGCCTCTTCTTCTAATCTTTCTAAATCTGCTACAGCATCATCATATAATTGTCTTCCATTAAATGTGACACCACCTGGCATTTGCATACCTTCAAACTTCAATAAATTTAAACCCCATTGTTTTTTAATTAGTGCAGTTGCATATTTCTTTAAATAATAATCATTATATACTTGTGTATATGTATCTGGGTCAATTATACGATAACATTCTACTACTAACTTATCTCCTACTACAACTTCTTCTGACCAATCCATATGAATAGTTAATCTATCTTTATGTCTTTCAAAGTTTATATGTTTTTCATCAGAATCAACTACTTGGTCTAATAATGTTAAGTATTCCATACTCATAACATATTCTGCTAAACTTCCCATAAACCCTAGGTTATATAAATCGTTTAAATGTATTTGATATCTTACATCAAACATTTTATCACCAGTTTCAGAATCATTTAAAGGCATAAGTCTTACAACATCTGTAATTAAATCATTCATTGGTATATAACCATTAGTAATATCATCAGCTGTAACTGTATGTACTAGGAAAAACTTTTCAATGGCATCTTGATGATAGTGCTGATAAAACTGTAAAGCCTCATCTACTCTGTCATCAAGTTGATCATCATCAATATTTACTTCAATAACAGGTGCACCTAATGCTCTTAAGCAGTAGTCTTTTAATGTATCTTTACTATTTGGTTTCGCCATTTTATTCTCTCTCTTTTTCTAGAGTATTAATTCTTTCCTCTAATCTATTTATAATAGTTTGTTGCTCTTTCATGCCCTCAATTAAAAGTCCTACTAG